CCAGAACGTAAGCGTGACCCTGCTATCGGGTCATGGGACGATTTTGCCAAATACCCTTGTTCGTCACGCACACACACCGCACCCGGCGCGCAATGGTTAGTGTCGTCATGTTTTGCCAACCCGTGTGTGCTGTCGGGTTGCATGAGAAACACCGTGTTGGGTGCATTGCATAGGCGTGCGAAACCGTCTCCGGCCGTCGCCCCAGATGTGGAAAAGGCATGGATACGGTACCTACACGAGCAGAGTGTTCCATTGATAAAAGTCTTGGATGCTGCCGAGGAGTTGCGCTGGGAACCACGCGATCAGTTTGAATGGTGGTTAAACCGACCTGGTTTCGCAACCGAGCCACGAAAAGTTCAGTTACGCAAAGCGTTCGATGAGATACAATGCGGCACACATGTGGATTACGCAGAAGCCAAGACTTTCTGCAAGATTCAGATGGAGTGTAGCAGTGCCTCACCAATGAATGAATTCATGCCAGTTTACGAGCCCGACATGGAGAAAGGGCCACGCCCACGTGGCGTCACTTGTGTATCTGACCACATCGCTGTATTGCGCGGTCCAATCACCCAGTTAGTCGCGAAGATTTTGGGTAAATGCTTCGAACCAGGAGTGTATTCAACCTTACCAGGGTGTATACACAAAACTGAAACCGTCTGGATGAAAGGGTGTGACCCGGTGACTATGGGAAACGTCATTAATGCATTGTTTGAGTCGTCGATTTACTCTGACGGCACTGACGCCAGCGCATTTGACAAGAACCACACTATGGCAACTAGACGCGCTGTTGACCTGGCGTGGCGGTATTACCCAAAGGCAACTAGAGACATTCTCCAAAACATGCAGTACGTTTCTAAGACGCGCATGACTGCCGATGTCGGGCAGATGATCCTCACATACACACAGCAAGGAGGCATGCTCAGTGGCGAGCCAGACACGTCTTTGACCAATACACTGGTACGCATGGCCATTGACCGAATCATGCATTCAGTGGCATTCGTCGGGACAGACCTAGCACAAGCGTGGGCCAAAGCCCACAAACAACAATGATACAAATGTATCCGGGGCACGGGCTTAAGAAGCATGAGTGTGCGACCTCACCCCAACCCGAGCCATCAAAATTAGTTAGTTAGTGGCTAGTTTTGCTCAAATGTTACACTACCTTAGTGGGTCCACCATCAGGCCCTCAAAGTAAAATTATTGATGTAGAAAAAGTGTTCACCGTCGTAGCCTTAGGGTGTCGGGGCTTGCCAACCCCGAGGGTAACGTGCTACTTGTGTCTTTTACGACATTAAAGTAACAATGAGAAACCCGTTTCTACCCCCCAAACTACGGCGTGTGAACGCCCCAACCCCAAGACCTGCCAAGCAACCTCAAGCGCCACGGCCACTTCCTCCTCGCGTCCCTTCCAAACAGCGACCGTATGCTACAGCACCCATGGCAGTCTACACCCCCGGTGCTGTTAGTTCTTACCCCATGCGGAAAAGGACCAAGCGCGCCAAGTTGAGCAGATCCTTGTTGCAATCGGTATCCCAGCCTGGGATGGAATTTTTGAAATGTGCTTTCGCACCACCAGATTTCAATACCACTCAGGTCCACGGTTTGCCAGACGATTTCCAAGGCAACTCATTGGTGAAGAAGCACAAATTGATTGCCCCAATCTCGTTGAACGCATCAACTGATTATTACTACTTGTTGATGCCCATTCCTGGCGTTGCGTATTGGTATTTAACCAAAGGTGCTGGCGTCGCCCCATTAGCCACTGACGTTTGGATTCCAGTTCCCTACAGCGATTTTAGTTCCCTGTTTGGGTCAACCCAGACCAGCGCTGCTGACATCGTCGACAAGTTCAGGTACATCAGCAACCACATTGAACTCATACCCACCACCAACGCTATGCAGTGGACTGGCAATATCCAATCTTGGAAGTTGCCCGTGCAAGTCATTCCTTACAATTCTGTGTTGGGTGCCTTCAACATCACTGGACTGAACGCAGTTAATGCCACCAACGCATTGCAATACACCGCGCCTTTTAATGCTGGTGTGTACGCATGTGCCTTCAATTCTGGAGCAAAGTTTGATTTCACACCGATTCAGGAGAATTTCGGCGGCAACACTGCCGTTGGGATCAACAATGGCACCATTGGTGGCTCAGGCGTATTAGGTACATTCAGCGCAGGTTTAGGTTTTCCTGGTTTCGACAACAATTTCGAAACCGTGGTAATCAAGATTTCAGGCATCGGAACAAACGTGTCCGACACCATGATACTGAAGACCTGGGCATGCGTCGAGTATCAGGTGTTGCCTGGTAACTCCCTGTACGAATACATGACTGTGTCACCCAAAGACGAAGTCGCAATGCAGTTGTATCGCAAGATAATTCAACAGTTGCCCACAGCAGTAACTTATTACGACAACGAAAGTTTTTGGCAGCGTGTGTTAGCTATCATACAAGGAATTTCCGGCGTGGCATCGAGGTTGCCTGGAACATACGGCCGAATTGGTAAAGGAGTCAGCATCGCAACCGAAGCGGTGCGGCAACTTACCATGTAGGCCGAAAACAGCTCTTTTCAGAGCTCAAACGGGCAGGACAGAAAGGAGAATTGGCGATCTCCCCCGTATCCGAGCGTATAAAAACCG